CCTTCATCTAATTGTACAAACTCTACTGTATCGCCTGACTCGGTTACATATTCTTCAGGTACACAGTTAGGAACCATTTTATCTCCTTTTTTCTTCATACCTACTTTTTTATAACCTGTCCAACAAGCTTCTTCTAAATCTACTTCTTCATTTTTTTGAGCTCTTTTTTTATCTCTTTCAGCTCTTATACTATCTATTTTTGCTTGAATGGCTGCGATTGCTGCGTCACCTTTTTTATTAATTCTTGCCATCACTTTATCGTTAGATAAAGAAGTAATTTGTCTTGCATAACTTTTTTCTTCTTCATCTGTAATTTCGTTTAAATCTAAAGCATCTTCTCTACTTGGATCGTAACTACCATAAACTTCTCTTTGTTTACGAGCCATTATCTCTCTTTGTGCTTCTATTTCTTTTCTTTTTTGCGCTGCTTTTTCTTTATAGTTGGGGTCATCTTTATTTAAAGCATCTAACTCGCCTTGTAATCTAAGTCTTTTAGCTTTGATAGCACGAAGAGCATCTATACCGCCACCTGAACCGCCTTCTGTTTCAGTGATTTCTACTTCTTCATTCTTTTGTTTTTTTTCTATAGCCTTTTGAAGTGCTGGTGGTAATTTTTTTTGGCCAGCTGTTAATTCTTCTTCTTTTACTTTTTTGGCAATATCGTGTGCTTTAGTTATTGTAGATTTTTTTAAAGGTGGTTTATCACCTGTTGCTTTCATAGCAGCGGCCATACCAATGGCATAAGGATTTTTTGCTTGTTCAGGTACAAAACTTTCTGCTTCTACCCAACCTTTGCTTTTATAATCTGCTAATTTATCTACTGGAATTCTTCTTACTTCTTCTTTATCATCAGGTTTAACTTTAGGTTTAGCAACTAAAGTAGTTTTTTCATTTTCTTCTTTTGCTTCATTTTTAGCATTGTATGCTTTATCTACTCTATTAAAAAATGCTTTCTTTTCAGCATCACTCATTTGTGCTATGCCTTTGCCTGATTTTTCTAATTCTTTTTTAAAATATGCTTGGTAGTCATCTCTTAATCTTATTGCTACTTCTGATAAACTTCCTGGTTTAACTTCTAAATATCTTGTCATTTAATCTCCTTTTACTTTTTTAGCTAAATCGCTATCAGCTCCACCCCAAGTGCCTGATGATTTAGTTACAAAACTGTTAACTCTTGCCAATGCCCATTGATGTTGTCCAGCACCTGGTCTATGGCCACCTTTCCAAGCAGCCATTCCTCTATCATATACTTGTTTAAGTATTGAATATGGCATACCTGTTTTTTCTGCTTTCTTTTTTACTGCGTCAAGTGATTCATAAGTTAATTTAGCGCCTTCGTTTACTTTCTGAATAGGTTTTTTTTCTAATTTATCTATTTGAACATAATAATCTGGCCTTTCATCTATATGAGCCAGTGCTATTTTTTCAGCTGTCTTTTCATCTTTAGTATGTTCTTTTTCTACTTGAATACCTTTTTCTAATTGTTTCTTTAGTGTTTCAATATCTACATTATGTTTTTTAGCACTATCTTCTAAACTAGGAACTGATTTTAATTGTTCTGCTTCAGGTAAATATTCTTTAATTACGTAATCTAATTTTAAATATTTTTCTAAATCTTTTTTATCTATTGTGATTTCTTTTTGATCGCCTTTTATTGAAATCATTTTTAATTTTGTTGATTTAGAAGGATCTACAGCTTCTTTTTTTGTTTCATCTTCTTTTTTTTTATTATAATCTTGTATAGGTTTAACTATTTTTTTAATAATGTTATCTTTAAAAGTTTCTTTTATAGATTGTGATGGACTTTTTCCATAAACTTTATAACCAGGATTTTGTTTTAAAAAATCACCTATTTGTTTATTTAATTCTGTTTCATCATAAGCTTTAAATTCTTTATGTTTAGTAGGAGAACTATCACTATGAAAAACTACATATTGTTTTATACTAGGTTTTTCTTGTAATTCTACTCCTTCCTTATAATCAATTAATTTACCTTTAAATCTATCTTTATGTGGTTCATCTTTCCAATGTTGTATAATCTGTTTAGGAGGTATTTCATAAAAATCTATTTTTTTATAAACAATAGTTCTTAAATAATCAAAATAATCTGATGGTATTTTTTCTTCGGCCATATCTTCTAAACCTGGAACTTTTACAGTTGTTATTTTAACTGGTGCTTTTCTTACTCTTAATATAGAACCTGCACCTGTTGAAGCAAATGGTATATTTTGTTTTTGTAATTTTTCTAAATCACCATCTTGTAGTTTGAACAATATATTTTTTAATTGTTGATACTGTGAAGTAGTAATTGTTTTACCTTTTAAAGGTTCATATTCTTTTTTAAGTTGAGCAATTTGTGCATCTGAAAGGCCTTCTAAAATAGTTTTATTTTCACCTAATACTTTTTTTACTAGGTCTGCTTTTAAATTTAATTCTTTTGCTATATCTTCTACTGACTTACCATCTTGTTGCATTTGATAAATCTTTTCAAAAGTAGTTTCTTCTAAAGAAACCGATTCATTAATTTGAGGATTGTATTTTAAATAGTCGTGTACTGAAGTTATGTAATCACTTGCATTAGTAATTTTAGATTGTACCCACGCTGGTAATGGATTACCAGATTCAGTCATACCTTCTAACATTGAAGAAGTAGCTGTTGCTTTATCGGCAATGCCTTCTAACTCACTACGAGCCATAGCTATTTCGTGGTCTGAAGTTTCTTTTTCTAATACTTCTTGTACTTTTTTATATGCTAAGTAAGATTCTTTTATAAAACTCATATTATTCTTTAGCGTAATCCTTAAAAGACATCATCTTGGTTTTTACTTCTTCTATCTTTGTTTGGTAATTATCGCCGTACCTTTCTCTATATTTATCTATTGTTTCATTTGAACTGGCCCATTCATCTATGTCCTGTGTCGTTATCTTTTTTAAATTATCTTCAGGTTTACTAGGTTTATACTTATCGCCTTTATAATTAGGGTCATATCCTGGTTCACCTGGTGTTGTTTTTGATGTATGTTGTGCATAATCGTGGCCTATGTCATAGGCTTCTTTTTTTTCTATTGTCATATTAAATCTCGCTTGTAATTCCTTTTTAAATTCACCAAACATTTTTTTATATTTTTGAGTAAATTTACTTGGTTTAGTTTTTGCTTTGTCATCACCAGGAGCTGGTTCGTATCCTGGTTTTGTAGTGTCTTGTCTTTTAAAATGGTCTGCTCTTTTTTCTTTATCTGATTTTGATAATCCTTTATAGTATTTTTTAGGTTGTGTTCCTGGTTCTTTACCTACATCTTTGTCTTGTGGCAATTCTGTTTTTTCTTCTATTGAAGAAACAGCTTTAAATCCATAATCAACATCTAAATTGTATTCTCTTATTAATATCTCCTTGTTTGCTGTAATAGGTGTACAATCCCAAATCCAAGATTTGTGTAGATTATTATTCACATCTTCTAATACAATATAATTTGTTCCTCGTCTTATTACTTTGCCTTCTATTTCTAACTTGTTGTTTTTAACTTGTTCGCCAATGTTAAATATTACTTCTCTAATATACAAATCTCTTACTTGTTGTGTTTCAAACTCTTGTAAAGTTTTTAGTTTATTTTCTTTTGGTTCAAAGTCAGCAGCCAAACTTACAGATAATCCCATACCTTTTCTTACGTCAAAAAATAATTCGTTTTTTTCTTTTTCAGATAAACTGCCTGGTATTCCTCTTTTAAAATTTTTTAAATCTCCTCTTCTTGCGTAATCTCTTAGTTTACTTGCACTCATTCCTGTTACGCCTTCTTCATCTGGATCTCTATCGCCAGCCGATACTATATTAATTTTTTCAAAGTTATAATATCCGTGTCTATTTTTTTCATCATTGTATCTATTTAATATAGATTTAAATTCTGCAACTCTATCACTGCCTACAATCATTGTTACATTTCTATAACCCATATTGTATATTTTTGTTGCTAATTCTAATACCATATTTGTTGGCATTACTAATATATGACTAGCATAATTTTTAAATATCTTTGTCATCCATTTTAATTTATCTGTTGGTGATAATGGATTTTTAATTGCATCTTGTGATCTACTTAAAAATATTTTATAATCCATACCTTGACTGGCCACTGTTCTTATAAGTTTCTCGTGTCCTATTGTAGGAGGATTAAATCTACCAAATGTAAATGCAAATGATTTTTCTAATGCTTCGTCTATTGAATTTATTTCTGCGTCTGTAATCTGACCATCATCTAATATTTCTTTTAATTTTTTATACATTGTTAGATAATGATATTTTTCTAACATCTTGTAAATAACATTTTTAGGTAATTGATTTTTTCTACCAAAAGATTTTATTTCTTCAGGTGTCATATCTGTTGCAAAAGCATCAGCACGGTCTTTTAATACAGTATTACCAATATCAATTAAATGTTTAATGCCATTTTCTATTTCATCTAACTTAGTATTAATTAATTCTTGTAAATCTAATACATCATCAGGATTTAATTCTTTTAATTCGTTGTAATCTATTATATCTCTTTTTAATTCTCCTTGTACTACATCTATTTCTCTTACCTTTTTCTCAAAGTCGGCCGCATATCTTTTAGGGTCAAATTTAAACTCTTTTGCTTTTCTTATAAATGTATTATTCTTAATATCAAATACAGCATCAGCCATTTTATCGTTTGTTTCTTTTACGTTTGGATCTGTAATGATATAATAATTAATAGGATGTTTTGTGCCTGGCACCAATGTACCATTAATGTTTCTTAATGACTTAGCTAATTCTTTTCTTACAACATCTCTATCTTCTAATGGAACATCAAATAAAACATTCACATCTAAATCGGCATCATCTCTATATGTTTTAGTAAGTATTGAACCGACTAAACTATATTTTAATACAGGTCTTATTTCATTAAATTGTTTAATTTGATTTTGTATTATGTCTAATACAGATTGTTTTAGTTTTGGATTTTCTGTATCTGCATCATCAAATACACCTTTGGCATATGTTCGTCTAGGTATATCTATAACTGCTTCTCTTATTAATCTAAACATCTTTTCTTTTGGCAATTCTTTCTTTTGCCATCCATCTTTTTGCAATATAACTTTTAATAGGCGTTGTTAAAAATCTTCTTACAACAGCATTTACCTTATTCATTGTTAACGTAACTAATTCTTGTTCTGATCTACTATTATCTACTACAACAAAATTAGATAACCCAAAAAGGTTTTGAAATCTACCTATATTATTTTGAACTGATTGCCAAGAATTTTTAGTAATATATTCTGGCACAACTCTTTCTCTTTTTGAATTTCTTTCTAATGCAACTTCTAAACTTGTATTTACAAACACCATATAACAATCGTAACCTAATAATTGTAATTCACCGAATTGGCGATGTATAACATTATAATCTCTACCTGTAGCATCTATAACTAAACCTAATCGGCCTTTAATATATAAATCTAGTTGACTATTGACTGTTGTCTTTGCTTTATCTCTTAATATATCTCTAAAATATTGTTCTTCATCAGGCATAGATAAAGATAGACCTGCTTTTTTTAAACTGTTTTCTAATACTATATCTGAATTAACTAATTTTAATCCTGTTCCTGTAAATACATTTCTAGCAACAAAAGATTTGCCTGAACCTGGGCCGCCTGCTAAAAAGAAGGCCTTGAATATATTAGGGTCGTATAGGCCTTCTGAAAGTATCTGTTCAAAAGTTTTCATAACTTACCTACTAATCTCCTCCCAATCTAAAGTAGCATAAACATCAGCACCAGCAGAATTTGTAGCTATAGCAAGATATAATATTTCTGGTGTACTTGTAAAAGAGTTTCTTTCTAATTGAAATTTAAATAAAGCTTCTTTTAAAATGTCAACTGGAACGGCCGCTTGAGTTGTTGATGTAAAAAATCCTGATGCTAATGTTCTAAACGTTCCATTAACACCTATACCATCAAGTTTATATTCTACTGCTGAATCAGCGCCAGCACTAATCCATCCTGTAGGAGAACCTGGTTCTGTTATGCTTCCTCCAACTCTTACTTGCCAATTGTAAAAAGCATTATTGGTTACACCTAACATAGATAACGCTGTAAGAATGACTATTGCATCCAATCTATCAGGTGATGTTTTTAATCTGATTGCAACTACAGGATAAAATGTACCAGCTGGAGAAGGTAAATCTTTAGGTGAACTAACAGTTGTTCCAATTGCTTGTTGTTTGCCTCTCAATTCATATCCACCTTCTGATATTACTGTAGAACAAACTTGTTTTAATGTAGCTGTAGATGAATCTCCTAATTCTGATTGTTGTTTAATTTCATATCTTATAGGTAAACTAGCCGTAGTTATATATGTTGATGTTATTAAATTAGCGTGATGAAAAGTATGACAAATTATTAATTCGCCATCTATAACAAATCCACATCTTACACTTCCTAAACCTAACCACTCCATATCTATATAAAGAATTTGTGCTTTAGTTATGTCCAATGTTTTTTTTGATAACCCTGTTCCGTCTAATTTATCACCATTCCATTCTGATTGCGATTTTCTTGTTTCATTAAGAGAACCTGTTATAAAATCTCTTTCTACAAAATTAATTGTAGTACCGTCTTGTTCAAAATAAATTCCGTTTTTAGCTCCATAATATCCTACTCTTTGTCTTAATCCTGTTTTAGGTGCGTTCATTACAAAAGTATTAAATGTTAATAATGATTTTCCTGGTTGATATGAAAAACATTTAGTTGTTTCTCTTATAATCTCATTATTGGCATTATCTCCTACTGTTAAGTTTACAAGTCCTTCGTTTGCACTAAATGTTGCTGAAGCATCTCCTGTAATACTACTATGAAATAATCCGTTATCTGCAAATCTATGAGAAGAATCAAATAGAGTAAAAGGTTCAGATATTCTTAATCTACCAAATGCGTCAACGGCTGAACCTGTAGGTGTAACTGGAAAAGGATTAACTCTATCTACTACGTTACCATCTTTAGTGGCAATCATAGGCACTTCAAAGATAGTTTTGCTATCGTTTAAAAATGCCTGAGTATCTTTTCTAAAATTTGCACCCATTAGTTATTTAACAATTCCACTTTCTTAATGCCAATGCCTTACGAGTCGGTCTTCCTTTATCGTCTTTCATTGGGCCTGGATTACCAGACATACGAGCACAAAATGACTTACGTCTATTATATGCTTTGCTACCTTTTTTTAATTCTGATGGTTTTTTTGTTACAGGTGCTTTTAGATTACTACCATCTTTCCTATTAAAATAATCTCTACCTTTTTGTGTTAGACCTCCTGTAGAACTTTTATGTCCTTTTGCATCTACAGCAGCTTCGTTTATAAATTGTTTAAATGATTTCATATTATCCTTTAACCCAGTCTTTTGCAATCGTAAAATTTGCTCTGCTAAACTCTAGCCTATCTACAAGTTTAACGGCACCTCTTACTCTATCAACGGCCACATATCCTTCAGGACTTGTTACTCTATATCCATCAGGCGTTCTTATAAAATGGCCAATTGATTGTATTTGATTTAATTTTTTTATAAGAAAATTCTTTGCACGTTGTAATGAAATCCAACTTGCAATTGTAAAATATAATGCTTGTTTATTTCTATCAATAAAATCTAAACCATTATCTCTTATTGTTCTATATTTTTTTTTAGTTTCATCTTTAGAAACAGCATCTACTTCTTGTTGTAACATATTTGCATAATAAGATCTAAACATTTCTATCAATTCTTTTACTTTAGCAATATCGCCTTGTGTATTTTTTATAAAGTAATTAAAGAAAGATTTAAGTTTATAACCTACTGATAATGGGTCTGTTGAATTAAATTGATTTAATAATGGTTCTGCTTTTGATAAAGAACCTTCAGCCATCGCTATGATATTATCAAACTGACTCATTTCTGCATTATTAAATGTTGCAACGCCTGAAGCATCTTTGTAAGTGGCGTCTGTTACAAACACAGATGATAGTTTAGGAAATCCTCTTATTGAACCAAAGCTGGCCTTTAGATTACTCATTTTACTTCCTGAGTATAATGTATGAAATACAATACCAAGTCTTGCGCCTGCAATTCTTCTACCTATATCACTATCTCTAGCCACCGCATATGTAATTGTGTTAGGCGTAAACACATAAAAATCTTGTTCATCTATTGTAGTTGTTTTAACATCGCCTTTTGTAAATAGTAAATCGCCTTGTAATATGCCTGTAATACCTAATTTAGATAACTCTCTTAAACATACAATTAATTTTTGTGCTAATACACCATCGTGATTTTTCATTATATCACCTGTTGAATAATTAATTTTAGGTGTTACGTTGAATACTGATTTTGTACCAACAAAGAATTTACCGTTTTCTGGATTAATACCACATATAACAGCCGGCGCACCGTCCCATTTAACTGTTACGTTAAGCCTACCACCTACGTGGCCTGTCAGCATTTTTTTGATTGACTTTAGAAAATTAACGGCATCTCTACCGCCTTTTGAACCTCTATCTATAATAGAATCTTCTAAGTGTTCTAAATGGGTGTTTGTACCCTTTGTAGTGAATCCCTTAAAACTAAACATTTACCTCTCATAGTTCCCATAAACAAAATCAAACTAACCATACACTATATCAATTAATACTATTTATATTATATTATACTTTGATGTTATTGTCAATCTTTTAATATATTTTACCAAAAGGACCAAATTTTTCACCTATTTTGGAAGCTAAAAACACAAGATCAGTCACAAATTCGTTACGTTTTTTTTGGTTTAACTTATATAACTCATCTAAAAATTTTAATTGCATTAATTTTGATACAGCTATAGGTGTTTCTACATTATAACCTAATTTAATATTTTTAATAAAGTCGTTTGATGAAGTTATTTTTGTTTCTACTTTTTGTATTAATAGTCTTTTAAACATCTGTTCATAAAGATTTTGTTTTTCTTTAAATTCATTAGCATTTTGTGGAAACAATTTATTGTCATTTATAAAATCCATTTTATTGTCTTTCATTAATGCGGCCACCATTTCAACAGGAGCTTTACCTACACGAGCTGCAGTAGAACCTTTAGCTGTTGGCTCCCATTTTAAGTTAGAAATTTTAGCAGTATCATTTCCTTTAATTTGAAAATTATAAGCAACTCCTTCTCCGGTTACAATTAAACGAGCATCTTGTGTTCCAAATTTTTTATCAAATCTTAAATCAATAGCAGAAGTTAATAGTTTAAAATTAAAATCAGGATATAAGCTGGCTTCATCTAAATTATATTCTTCGTATTTTGCAATTTGACCACTTAATTTTTTAAGTGATATGCCTACAACTTGTTTACTTTTAAACATTTCACGTTGTAAAGCATTAACTTCTTCAATTGTTTGAGATAGTTTTGATCCTTCAACATTATCTTTAAATATTTTTATAACCTTATCTTGATTTTTTATACACCATATATCAGCGGGATTCCAAGTATCTTTTTTAGAAATACCATATTTTGTTTTAACGAGTTCACTTATATATTGCATAAAACCACCTTCACGATTAAATTCTGTAAATTGTGCATTTGAAAACTTTTCTAACATTTTTTTCTGTTGACCATAAAATGTTTGAAGCCAATCAGGAGATTCATCAACATCAGGATAAATTTTTTTTAATTCATTATATTTTGGATCTTTTCTAATTGATTGCCAATCTTTATAGTGAATGTTATCATTTAGTGCTCTTCGCATAATCCAAGCAGAACCTAGTTCTTGCATACGTGTAGTTTGAGCATCTGCTGAACCTGTTGGTGCTGATTTTTTAGATATTAAAAATTTAATTTTATATCCTTTTGTAGCTTCTATAAGATAAGATATGTTTGGTAAAAAAATTCCACCTCCAAAATTTTTTTTAATTAAATCAACATTTGAGGAACTTGTTTTTATATTCCATTGAGAATTTTTATTTTTAGACCATTTATCATCAGCAAAAAATAATTTTTCATCAATGCCCTTAAGCATTTTTGTAAAGTCATTTTTAAGTTCTGATGGTGCGTGATTTAATGATTGTTGTTTATCTAATACATATGCCATTTATATATTTATAAAAGGCTACTTAATATTATCGCAAAGAAATTTAGGAATACCGCCATTAGGTTGCCATTGACGGTGTGTATTTTGAAACTTAACTAAATCTTCTATATCTTCTTCAAAGAATGATTGAGTAATAATTGTACCTGTTGGTTGTTCTATGGCCTGCCAGTAGATATTATTTTTTCTTTTAATCATCTTTTTTTCATAAGACAATTGTTCACCTAAATGGCCAGGTCTTCTATCGCTTTTATGAAATCTTACTTTTTGTTTTTTCATTTTTTACCCCATTTTATTTTTAACCATATGCGCTCGTGTATATAATAATCAACACTTAGTAATATGTGTAATAATGTGGCAAAACCTGTAGCATTAGTAAGATTGCCTGTAAACATATAAGTCCATAATATTGTAAATAGCCAAGCTGATATTCTGTAAGTTATCATTCTAACTATTGTTCTTTTTTTAGTTTCCATATCTATATTTTAAAATCTGAAAACTTATCATAACTTGTTTTCACTTGTATTTCTTTTTGGTTGCTATCTACAATATTTTGAGCATTATTAGATACATCATACAATCTCATCTTAGCTCTATCTACACCTACTATAAAGGCACGATTAATAGATGGATCATTATAACGATTTTTTAATTGTTTAATTTTCATTTGACCTAATGCTTCTAATTCTTCATTAGATATAAGAGCAAACATAAAGTCGGCAGTTGCTGGAAGACCAAAAGACTCAGAAGTATCTTCTAAACCAATGTCTGTACTTACAAATCCTGTTCTTGTTGTTTGAGTTGCACTGAAAATTGGCACATTAAACTCAACTGCAAGACCTCGTAGTTCTTCGGCTATTGCCTTAATGAAGAAGTACGAAGAAATATTGCCACCTTTAAATCTACTACTTGAACAAATATTTAGGTAATCAATAAAGATAACATTTGGTCTAAAAGATTTCTTTAATGCAAGTTCATTAAGTAATGCTCTAAAATGGCCAGCGTGTGCTGATGCTGTAGGATATTCTTTAATAATTAATTTACCAGCAGTCTTATTTCTAATCTTAGTAATCTTATCATCATATAGTTGTCTAGGCATACTATGTAAATCGTCCATAGTTACATCTAAAAGATTAGCGTCAATACGTTCTGCGATTCTTTCTTCTGCCATTTCCATTGTAATGTATAATACGTTTAGACCTTGTGTTAAAAAACTGGACGCACAATGACACATAAACAAAGATTTACCTACGCCTGTGCCTGCTAAAGCAATGTTCAAAGTTTTAGGTGGTACACCGCCTTTTGTGATACGGTTTAAATATGATAAATCAAATTGATATTTTTTTTCTTTAGTATGATAGAAGTCAAATCGTCTAGTAGCATCTTCTATATAATCGTGACCAATATGATTATCAAAAGAAACGGCCAAAGCATCTGCAAGAATACCTGGTATTGCCTCAGGTGTAAGTCTGGGGTCTTTCTTATCTAATATTTTAATACCAGTTAGTACTGCGTTATGTACTGCTCTGTCTTTACAAAACTTTTCTGTGGTGTCTAGTAACCATTGTAGGTCTACACTTTCATTTGATATTGTATCTAGTAAATCTTTTACTGATTTAAATTCATCTTCGTTAATGTCTTTTCTTTGTCCAAGTTCTATAACAAGAGCTTCTTTTGTGGGTATATTTTTATATTTGTTTACGAATGTGTCTATTTCTCTAAACAATAATCGTTCATTACGATTAGTAAAGTAATCTTCTTTACAGAAAGGTAAGGCCTTTCTTGTAAAGGCTTCATTGAATATAAAATTACGTAGTACTGTAATCTCTATTCGTTCATTATTTAAATTCAACTTTTCCATCCGTCAATTGTTTTTCTAATAGTTCTATTAATAAATCACCTATGTAATTTATAAATTCTTGTGATGTGGTGTCCTTTTCGTAAGGATTCATTATAATATCATACTTAAATCTCATTGGCAACGTACCGTCTGGCTTTTCATCTTTTGCAAAGCCTACGTCACCGTATTTAAATATAACACCTTTATATTTTTCTTCTAGTAATTTAATACAAGTAAAATCATCACCTGTCTTTTGAACAAATACGTATTTACTCGGCTCCGTAGAGGAACTTTTTCTTTGTTGCTTCATCTATCTTTTTTAATATTTCCTTTGTAAAATATTTTTCAGGTTCATCATTGATAGATTTACCAAACACTTTAGTGCCATCAGGTAACTCATATCTCGTGGATACTTTTTTGAAAATGCCTTCTTCTTCTGCAATTTCTAACAAACCATAATATCTATCTAAACCAGATTTATATGTTAGTCTTACATCAATTTGAGCATTCTCTTTTGTTAACCTTGACTTATAGTTTTTACAGTGGATAATATTACCAATCACTTCGTTGTCGGCATCTTTTTCTTTTCTTTTGCCAAGATAGATGATTGATGAGGCTGCGTATTTAAGACCAGAACCACCTCCCATTTCTTTTTGTGGGAACATAGAACCTATTACATCATAGGTGTGGTTGGTCATTATCATTGGAACTTTTGCCTTACCAAGTTTCAATGTTAAAACTCTAAATGTAGATTTGACAATTTGTGATCTTGTCATATCTCTTGTTTCTTTTCCTTCTGCTGTATCTTCCATTTCTTTAGTTGTAGATAACATACCTAAACTATCTAATACAAACATTAAAGGTTTTCTTTTATCTTCTGGTTGTTCTAAGTATTTGTCTAAAATTTTTATTGATTGATTTCTAAATTCTTGTACAGTAGCAACTGGAACAATTACCATTCTACTTGCATCAACACCACGACCAACAATCATTTCTTTTGAGATTGCACTTTCAGATTCAAAATAAATTATACCAGCTTCTTTATCTTTATCTAAAAAGTTTTTACAAATTCCTAATGCAAAAAATGTTTTGCCTGTTGCCGCTTCACCTGCAATTGCTGTAATTTTATTACTAGGCAAACCACCAAAAATGCTACCTGATAATAATGCGTTAAATGAATATGAACCTGTGTCTATAAAACTTGTTACGTCAGCACTATCTACGCCTTCACTCACAAGTGTAGCATATTCGTTGCCTACATCTTTAATTATGTCTTTTAAAAAATTGCTCATATTCTAAATTCTCCTTTTCACTAGATATTAATACGTATTTGATATTCTCATTATATAACATTTCCTTCAAACTGTCAAGTTCTTTTGGATGAAAGTTAGGAGATATTAAATAGGGTGGGTTCTGAAGTCTGTTGATTATTACTATTTGCATAATTTTTCATTGTATCTTTCTTCAATCTTATAGGTTTCAATTCAGTTTCTCTATTAAGGAACTTATAATCTAGTTTTACTACATCAAAATCAGCTTGAAGTTTATCTGCTATCTTATAAGGGTCAAATTCTGAGCAGCTGTAAACATCAAACTGCATAATGGCCGGATCGGTTTCGTCCCAAACGTGTATAGCTATATGACTTGTTTCAATAACTGCCACGCCTGTGATACCACGGTTGCCCACTGTAGGACAATATTTAACGTAAGGTCCCATTAAAACTTTCATATTGATAAAAGAAATAAACTCTTTCATCCACTCGGTAAGTTTCTGTTCGTCTTTTGGGGGATTTTTTACTTCAGCACGAATGATTAAGTGCTTATGTATAAGTAAGTTATTTTTATCCATCTCTCTATTAGTTAAAATTTTCTCCACCATCACATCAAATATATGCTTTTATTTATACAAATACTTTTTCTAACGGATGATTTGTAGATTACTATTTTTAGTCCAGATTTCAAGTTCACTTCTTATTTTATTCTCCTTTTTTAGTGTTTCATATCGTGTAATGGCTTTATTTCTCCACCATTCTATTATGTTATTTAACTCAAACTTATCG